CCTGCATATGGTCCGTCAAAACATCTCCCCGGTGCTGTATCGCTCTCTATTGATGCAAACGGCGAGGCAGAGAACTTTTTTGCGGATAACGGTGTTTATTATGTCATTAACAACAATGCAGGATATACAGGCGATCTTGAAATTGCCCTTATCACAACCGAATTTGCAACTGAAATCTTAGGAGAAATCCTTGATAATAACGGTGTTCTGGTAGAAAAGAATGACACGGAACTTGCACAGTTTGCATTGATGTTTGAGTTCTTAGGCGATAAGCACCACATCCGACACGTGATGTATTGTTGCAGCGCGTCACGTCCTGCGACAGAATCTGCAACCACTGAGGAAAGCACAGAAGTCAAGACTGAAAAGCTGTCGCTGAAAGCTACTCCTTTGCCGACAGGTCTTGTGAAATCCAAGACAACTGAAAGTACCACAGATACGGTGTATAATAACTGGTTCAAGATGCCATATAACCCTGATACGACAGTTAAGTCTTCTGCGAAGTCATCATAAGGAGGTATTGCTATGGCTATTCAGAAAAACATTACAATTGATAGTATTTCCGTTCCTTTCAAGGCAAGTGCTGCTGTGCCACGTTTGTATCGTCTGAAATTCCGCAGAGATATTTATAAGGACTTTGCATCACTGAAAACTGAAGTCACTGAAGGTGACGAAAACAAAAGTGAAATCGGCATTGAAAGTCTTGAGGTTTTTGAAAATATCGCTTACATCATGGCAAAACACGCTGATTCCAATGTTCCTGACAACCCAGATGATTTCCTGGAACAGTTTAACACGTTCAGCATTTATGAAATTCTTCCTCAGCTTATCGAACTCTGGGGACTGAACACCGCAACGCAGGTAGAGTCTAAAAAAACATCGCCAGACTGACCGCCCGATGACAACTCCGCTTTTTCTCCTGAGATGCAAACAGCTCGGTCTTTCTATGACCGAGCTGGATTTGCTGACGATTGGACTGATCAATGATATGTTCACGGAACGTGAAAATGATGCGTATTCAGGGTGGAATGAGGTTGCTGGACAGGCGGATTTTGACGCATTTTAATTATTTGTCATCATAATGTCCGCGACAGCTGACAATATAAATTCTATCATTTTCAACGTGATAAACAAGGCGGTCTTTCTCGTTGATTCTTCTGCTGTACTCACCGTGCAAGTTGTTTTTCAATGCTTCCGGTTGACCAATACCTTCAAGGCAACCATTTCGTTCAATATCTTTGATGAGTTGGTTGATTCGTTTTAAAGTCTTTTTATCCTGTGTCTGCCAGTAGAGGTAATCGTCCCAGGCGTCATCAGACCATATTTTTTCACTCATCGTCCACCTCAATCAAATCATGAGCAGTTCCTTTGCCGTCACGCAACTCCTGAATTGCTTTCATCAAATGTTTTTGATTGGATTCGCTGTAAAAAGGGTCGCTTGACTGAGAAATCTCAAATGGAATACGTCTTTCACGCAGAACAGCCTTTATAAAAAGGTTAATGGCGGCAGATGTATTCAATCCAACATCAGAACAGAAATTATCAAATGCCTGTTTATCCTTTTCGTCAATGCGTGCAGAGATTGTTGCTTGTGCCATAACAGCCACTCCTTTCTGTATTATCTCTGCTTATATTATACCACTATTTTATGCAAATTGCAAGTGTTTGTATTACATTTTTTTAAAAAAGTGAGGTGAAACCACAGTGGCAAACAGAATCAAGGGCATCACCGTTGAGATCGGCGGTGATACGGCCAAGCTGTCCAAAGCCTTAGAGGGTGTAAACAAGAACATTAAAAACACCCAATCACAGCTGAAAGACGTAGAGAAACTCCTGAAACTTGACCCGAAAAATACAGATTTACTCTCACAAAAACAGAAACTTCTTGCTGACAGTATTTCTGCTACAAAAGATAAACTTGCAACGCTGAAAACTGCCGCAGAACAGGCAAACACTGCTCTTGCAAATGGCGACATCACACAACAGCAGTATGATGCCTTACAGCGTGAAATTGTTGATACGGAAAACGAACTGAAAAGACTTGAAACAGAGGCAAAAAATGCAAATTCTGAACTTGCTAAAATCGGTGAAGCTGGACAGGTTTTGCAGAATGTTGGCGATAAAATTTCAGGTGCAGGTGAAAAACTTCTGCCTGTTACCGCAGGTGTGACGGCTCTTGGAACTGCTGCTGTGAAAACCGCCTCTGACTTTGATTCTGCAATGTCAAAGGTTGCCGCTGTATCAGGTGCAACCGGCGATGACTTGCAGGCTTTGCGTGACAAAGCAAGAGAAATGGGCAGTAAGACGAAGTTTTCCGCAAGTGAAGCCGCCGAAGCCATGAACTATATGGCAATGGCGGGCTGGAAAACAAATGATATGCTGTCGGGTATTGATGGCATTATGAACCTTGCTGCTGCATCAGGCGAAGACCTTGCCACAACATCGGATATTGTTACAGATGCACTTACAGCATTTGGTCTGACAGCACAGGATAGCGGTCATTTTGCTGATGTGCTTGCTGCCGCAAGTTCCAATGCCAACACAAATGTATCTATGCTCGGTGAATCATTTAAATACTGTGCTCCGATCGCAGGTGCTTTAGGTTTTTCGTGTGAAGATACCGCTAAAGCTTTAGGCTTAATGGCGAACGCAGGTATCAAGTCCACACAATCCGGTACGTCAATGCGTTCCATTATGACTGCCCTTTCCGGTGATGTGAAATTTTGCTCTGCCGCCTTTGAAGAAATGGAGATCGCAACTTCCAATTCAGACGGATCAATGCGAAGCTTATCTGATATTTTAGCGGATTGCAGGGTTGCATTTGAACAGATGTCAGAATCTGAAAAAGCAAGTGCCGCAGAAACTCTTGTGGGCAAAAATGCCATGTCCGGCTTTCTTGCTCTGATGAATGCCGCACCTGCGGATATTGATAAGCTTTCAAGTGCGATTTCAAACTGTGATGGCACTTCACTTTCCATGGCTGAAACCATACAGGATAATCTTGCAGGACAGCTTACCATTTTGAAGTCCCAGCTGGAAGAACTGGCGATCTCGTTCGGCGAAATTTTGATGCCTGTTATCCGTGACATCATCACTAAAGTACAGGGATTTGTGGACAAACTCAACGCTCTTGACCCTGCAACCAAGCAAACCATTCTCAAAATCGGACTGATGGCTGCGGCTTTAGGTCCATTGCTGATAGTTGTTGGTAAAACGATTTCTTCTATTGGCAGCATGATGACGTTCATTTCAGAGCTTGTGTTCATAGGCGTTTTAAGAGTGTAGCAGCATGAGAAATCATAATCATTGTTTCAGCAGAGCAACAAGAAGTTTCATAATCCTTTGACAACCGGCGTGAACCATTCAGCCATGCAAAAGTACGTTCAACAACCCAACGTTTTGGTAAAACCTGAAATCCTTTCTGTTCTTTTATTTGCATAGAAATATCAATTCTGATGTTGTGAAATTCATCAAAAGTATTCCGGAATGTTCCTCTATAACCGCCATCTGCACATCCCGCCTGAATGGTCGGATACCGATAAAGTGCTTTTTCAAACGTGTATACGCCGCCCTTTGTATCGTGAATATTTGCCGCATGAACGTGAATACACAGGAGATTTCCCATCGTATCTGTTACGATGTGCCGTTTTCTTCCTTTCGTTTTTTTCCCCCGTCATATCCATGATTTTCTCCATAACACGTTGTTTTTACGCTCTGTGAATCGATCAGTGCGTAACTTGGTTCTTCATTCCTTCCTGCTTGTTTTCGTGTTATTTTGACAAGATGCTTCATCATTTTGTCCCATACGCCGTTCTCTCTTGCTCGGCGATAAAAACTCCATACCGTATCATGTGGCGGATAGTCATGTGGTAGCATTCTCCACTGGCAGCCTGTCTTTACGATATACAACACTGCTTCTACTAATGATCGTTTATGATATTTGCTTTTATTTCCGGATGGAAAATATTCTTTGATTGCTTCCCATTGTTTGTCTGTCAAATCACTTTCGCAATTTGTTGCTTGATATTCTTTTTTCATATCTCCTATTATACCACTTTTTTGCTATGAACACAAGCTCTAAGACAATTGTGTAATTGGTACGGAGCAAACCTGTTGGAAGCAGAAGCGTGTCCGGATCATATTCACATTTTGGTAGAGATACCGCCAAAGCATTCCGTATCTTCCTTTATGGGATATCTGAAGGGAAAGAGTCGTATTATGATCTACAACAAGTGGGGGAATATGAAGTACAAATACCGGAATCGAGCATTTTGGTGCAGAGGGTATTATGTAGATACGGTCGGCAAGAACACAAAGGCAATCGCAGCGTACATCCAACATCAGTTGGAGGAAGACAGAATGGCAGGACAAATGACGTTAGAGGAAGGAAACCCGTTTAACGGGTAAGCAGTAACAATTACGCAGTAGAATGTAGCCGCATGCGTCCGTGTTGTTACGCCTTTCAAGGCGTGGCTTGTATTCTGAGCCCCTATGGGGGCGATTATGGAAAAACCCCCGGCTTTGCCGGGGGATGTTTATTATAAAAGAGCATCTTTTAATAGGACTGTTCAAAATCATTTCAGTTTCGGATTTTCAGCCGTTTGCTTTCTGAAGTTGCGATATGTTTTTCCATGAAGAATTCCAGGAATTGCCTCCTGTTTGTTCTGGTTGTAAAACGTTCCCTTGATGTAACATTCGCCTTTTTCCAAAAGAGTCAGCTCTTGTGGATTAACTCGAAGCAGTCTTGCGACAGAAGTCGCAGTCCTGTCGTCCAGACGGAAAAAGGCATGAATATCTGCATTGTTCATAATTTCTCGAACTTGAATGGATTTTGGCAGAAACTGAGTAGCAAAGTTCAGACCAATCCGATTTTTACGACTTTCTGTTAGAATCTTGGCAATGGAGCCTTTGGTGCTAAGATTTTGTGTTTTGATTTCATTTATGAAAATGCTAATATGTTTCTCATTGTGTGCTTGCTGATAATAATACAGGGACATCAGTAGCATATCAATCAAACCGGAACCGCCGCTGGAGCGTACTGCTTCGGTAGAGATGACGATGATATCCTTGCTTTCTTCGATTAGTTCACCCCAGTCTCTGTCATTTTCCTTGAAATTTACAAAAAAGGAGAGCGTATCTGTCAGCTGTTCTACTAGATTGTACGGAATCTGTTCACTTGTCAGAGCTTCATATAGAGAGACCATATCCACATTTCCTTTTTGGGCAATATCGCTGATAGCAGCATGAACAACAGCTTGCTGCTTAATACCCATATTGGTGTTGTGGGATTCTACAATCGATTCAATTTTTCGAATGGTATCTTCCACATTGCTGGAATTGCCCAGTTTGAGCAGGTCAACGGGGATTCCGTCTTCTTCGATATGGTGGAAGGTGATATGGTCGGAGATATATGTTTTGACATCCTCTATTACAGATTCCTCGCAGCCGACAGACAGCTTTTCCAGTATTTCTTCTTCCGTAAAGGATTCGCTGGTATCGAAAACAATAATGGGACGGTGCAATTTTTGCAGGCTCACCATTCGCTCAGTGAGACAGTGTGTTTTGCCAGAACCGCTGCTCCCCAATGCAAAGAAGTGCATATTGTTTTTGCATTTCTCATCAAAGACTTGGTAGGAAACACCACCAATGCGGTTTTCGGTGATGGGGATAAAGTTTTCTGGTGCAGGAGTTGTGCTGTACCATTCCGAATACTGACTTTCCTGTATCATGAGTTCCACGTCTGCGTCCAGAATCTGATCACTTTTCAAGGCAATCAAAGCAGGACGGAAACTTCTATGGTGAGAATATACCACAAGCGGATAGCGGTTTTTCTTAGAGCTTGTGTTCATAGGCGTTTTAAGAGTGTAGCAGCATGAGAAATCATAATCATTGTTTCAGCAGAGCAACAAGAAGTTTCATAATCCTTTG